TCAACCCAAAAATAATTCTGATAGTTAATGAACATATCATAATCAATGGGAGGCCCCCAACTATAGTATTCTGACTCAAATAATCTATCTTGATTAAGAATATTACCGCCTAGTGATTTAATTTTATTCAACAGATCTTCATAGAAAAATATATTTTCTTTTTCTAAATCCTCATTCTTAGCAAAGGCAGTTGCTTCAAGTTGCCACCATGTTCTGTCTTTATTCGGTTCTGGAATATAGAAATCGCTAATAGGATTATATCTTCCAGGTATTCTTCTACCTAAATAACCAACAAGAAGGTCACTATCCTTCTTAGAAAAGACTTGGTCAAACGTAGCATCAAAGAATTTCTTCTCAGTTACTGTTTGAAATACTGCTGGTAACTTTTGTATATACTGTGCCATTATTAAACTCTCAGATTTTGATCAGTAAGATTGCTGACGATTTGTACGTTATTCACTGTTGCAGTCGACATGAATAATTGATTCGGGTTAGCTATGATTTCAAATAAGTTTCCAAACTGTGAAGTTGCATTGTTAGGTACAATAACTACGGAACTTATCAATCTTGATAATTGCTGATGTATAAATGCTGCCAATTCGGTATAGAAGAATTTTTCCCCAAAATCCCAGTTTCTTATATCAAAGTATGCATCAATCGCTTGTATAACTTTTGTCTTCACTTCATTATCACTTATACTTGTTGTAGGCGCCTTAACTACCTTAAAGGTTGCCTGCAATTCAGCTTCAGCCTGTGGGCCGAATAATATCTTAAATGTGCCAGAATTCCAAACCATGGAATCACTAACCATCTTATATTTATTCAAGTCCTGAAATTGTATTCTAAGCTCCTCGGTTGTTGGTGCATCTGGCATATTAGTTATTGTACCATTAGAATTTTTCCAAATTACCATATCTCTGTAATAGCTATCGGTTATTACAATCATATCAATAATATTTGTTGCAGATGGATCAATTCGTTGGTCAATAGGAGAGTAATGATTCCATTTAAAATACATAGGCAATCTAGAATTTTCAGGAACTGTGGTATTTTGTGTGAATACCTTGCCGTTCTTATCAAAATGGTACTTGTCTATATCAGACTCAATAATTTGTCCTGCAGGATAGCTACCAAGATTAGATGTGGCTGTAAACTTCAATAAGTTATAAACACCGAATCCAGGTGGGCTTATAGATGATAACAAATAAGATTTATTAATAAAATAGTTTGTTACTATGTCAATCTTATCACTTACCAATTCTGTTCCTGCTAGCCACGGATATGCAAGCAAATCAGTTGCAGTTGGCCCATTGAAAAAAGCTGTCACCTGATTGCAGATAGATAGAACTGGACTCAATCCGTCTAATGCAATCTGCGAAGCATTATTAATGAACATAAGATCGTATTGGTCAAGGAACATTATTATTGAACCGACTGTATCAGTTGGGTTATATTGGTCATCAACCTCTACATTAGATATAAACGGTGCGCTGTAAAGTAAGGTAGCGTCGTTGGGATCTACAGGAAAATAAACATACAATCCACCAACATAATCTTGTAGCTCAACACCCCAACGCGATATCCACGGGCGTGTTGTTTGATAACCAGAAACTTCATTGTTGTAATACTCAAAAACAACCCTATCCCTTGGTGTTACAATCCTACTAAATCCTTCAATATCGTCCGGAATGTTATCCTCATTAACGTCAACAAGAGATACCTCGACTTTAGAAGTATCTTGATAACCATCGCTCTGAATAAAAACACCGGTGATGTCAAAGTTAACAGGATTTCTAAGGTAAGCTAATGTTGGATCAGTAATAACCGGAAGGTTATTATCTATTGTCTCGTTGGTGTTTACTAATGGCATAATTTCAATTGTATCCTTTAATGCCAATCCAGACTCACTATCTAAAACAACGTTGTTAGGCTCCCAATAGAATCTTACATCTCTATAAGATTCAAACACATAAGATCTTCCACGAGCGGTAAGATCGTAGATAATTGTGTTATCTTGGCTATTTGTTGCGATACTTACATAAAGTAATCCGCCGGCAGCATACGGTGCCCAATCTGAATAAATCTCAGGTACACCGGCATTAATAATAGGTGGCGCATAAACAAATGGTTGATCGGATTGATCGCTTAAACCGGGTGTTGCAGCAGTTGATACATGCCACTCATTCTGCAACAGATCAAAGTATAACCAGAACGAAATACCTGCATTAATTGCATTATTTATTTCGATTATTTCTGTTGATGTTAAGTCATTCCTGAATGCAGGGTAGACCTTTGTTGCTTGATAATAATTTTGTTCGTCCACACTTAATTCAACAGGCCCGATAAGTGAGAATGCATTAGCTGGATTTATCACAAGAGGCAATCCGTTCTGAAGTACAGAATTTACCGCTGTACTATTTTCTGTCGATAGGTCTGGTACCCAAATTGGGCCCACTTTTGTTGAATTAGCAAATTTAAGTACAGACCCAGAAGTTATTAAACCCCATGGCTGATATGTATTTGTATTTGCAGTCGACGGATTAGATGGCGTAAGAATGTTGACCAACGGTAGTGCATCATACGGACTAACTAAATATGATCCAAGAATTGTAGCATCCGACACTGGTGCACTTGTCATTGTATAAGTGAATGTGGTTGCTGATGTTACAGTCACTACAAATGTACCACTATAGTTAGATGGTGATGTTCCTGTAATAACTACGGTTCTCCCGGATGTTAATCCATGTGGCACTGTTGTTGTAAGAGTCGCAATTTCAGCAACATGTGTGATAGAGAGAATAGGCACGCTAACAACAACTGAACTCTTCGAGTTCACAAAATATCCGGTAGTATTTTTAAACTTTGCTGGACTTGTTTTCCAAAATAAAGGGTCTTGATAAGGATTTGCTATGTCAAGTAGAGACCAACCTGGATCCGTCGGGACTTGCTTATTGACCCTAATTATCTGCTCAAATTGAGTAATATATTCGTCATAGAAGAATTTTATAACTTTCTCATCCCTTAGCATTTCTTGAATAGTGTTCAAGAGAATGTTATTAATATTTGCCGAGTTTGATGAATCCCTAATTACTTCTGTAAGTACATTTTGATTATCACGAAATAAAGCGCCGTCTTGTCCGAATATAATTAAGTCTCTATGAAAACCTGTAGGATCATTCAGATCAATATATCTGCTCTGTCCGCTGTATGTCCTATCGAGTGCCTGAATTTTTGCAATTTGATTTCCGTAAACAAGTGGCAACACATTATAGTCACTTCCGTTAACCATTCTTGATTGTGTTGAAAATACTTCAGGAGCACGAAGTCTAATTTGCTCGTCTGTTTCGGAGGGAGCAGCATTTCCAATAGTCTGCTCAAGATTAAAGGATATCTGCAATGTATATTGCTGTTGATCAAATCCAATATAAGGAATTGCAATTTGCAAACCCTGCACGCTATCTGGTCTTAAAACAAGTGCCTGATTAGCACTTGTTCTAACCCAAGTTCTAAACAATCCAGTTGGAACATTACCAAAGTTTCCATCAGCAAATCGAATAGAAATTGTATCATTTGCACCAGTAATAACATCAAAGATGTTACGTTCGGAATACTGAATACTATTGTAGATAATATTTTCACCTGCAAGTGCCGGTACCTTGAGCCATTTAGAGATCACTTCACCATTCTTATTTGTTTCTTGAACATAGACATCGTCTTGATTAATATTCTGTACATCAATAGGAAAAATCCTATTAGGTACTGGAAACTCAAAGTTACTGTCAATGTTAATTAGATTGCCTTGTCTGAAATATAAGAAAAATCCTGTGTTTGCAGATCCTACCCCTAAACTATCATTTCTATAAATGAAATTAAAAGCATTTAACGGATCCGGGTCACGCTCGAAGATTGTTTCGTTTGTAACAAAGTCTGGATTACAAATGTCAACAGGATATTGTTGCCCGTTTACATTCACTGTAATAGGGTAGGTTACTGCAAGTTTTAGAATACTGTTTAGTTGATATAGGTCTGTAGGAATACTACCAATAATACCGCTCTTCGAAGGGCGGCCGAAAGGATTTAATGTGCTGAAGGCTGCATTACAGATTTGCACAAATTGGTCAAACCAATCTGGATTATTGGGGTCATTCCAGAATATAGCAACATCGTTGATATTAATTCCGTTGGCATCTGTTAGTGGTTGGTTTGTCTGTACTGAGGCAATCTTAAACAATCCACTTGCAGGTATGTTCCTGCGTGGAACATAGTTAACCATTTGTGCAAGACGAATAATACTTTCACGACGCTCAGCAGTATCAATGAAGTTTTCTCTACTGTTTAAATCAGTACGGAATGCAAGGCTTGTGCCAAGATATGCAATTAATTCGATAATTGCAATAAATTCAGATGACTCAATGTAGTCATTAAAGTCTTCAGGATAGTATGTCTGAATATAGTTGATCATTGCTTGCTTCAGCGTGTCGAAGTCATAAGCAGTATAATCAATAAACTGGTATGATTTAAAAATCTTTTTATAATCTTCTGCTGTGAAGAGGTTTGATTGTCTTATGCTTTCTGACATTAGAAGGTTTCCTTATCCTGTAGTGTGAAGGTTACAAATAGGTTGTCTGTTACGGCCTCTGGTTTGAATAACAAAACCATTATCACATTTAGCGCCTGATCTTCCTGATATACATCTATACTTACTAATTCAACCCTTGGATCAGATTGTACAACTCTAATAGCATCTTCGATAATTGCGTTTTTTGTGTATTCGTCGAAAGGATCGAATAACATTTCGTATATTCTTGTTCCAAAGTTGGGAAGCATTACACGTGAACCCATTGGTGTAGCAAAGTGATTTTCTAGATCACGTTTGACTAGCGCAATATTGGTTAATGAGTAGGGCGGATTAGGATTCCCAACTGTGTTGAAACCAACAAAGTAAGGTTTTCTTGTAATCTGCGATTTTTGTATTAAGCCTTTTTGAATTGTTGCCATATAATTCTCTTTTTGTTATTTATCCAGAAAATTATATGGTACTTTTATTCTGTGTATTTTCTACTTGCCCAGTACTCTTTCATCTTTATAGATCTTTTTATTTTTGATTCTTCAGAAATTATTTGACGAGCTCTTGCTAGTTTCAATCTTTCTTTTGTTTCATCTGTGTGTGTTTTACCATAGAAATTATTTCCAGCACCAGATCTGGTATCGCTCATTTTTTTGCAAGTCTCTTCTGAATGAGATTTTCCTAGGTTTGCCTGCCTAAGTTTTTCTTTTGTCTCTTCCGTTACAACATGACCCAAACGAAGTAATGAATTTTGTTTTCTTTGTTCGTGCGTCATCTTTCTACCGGCCGCTCCTTCTCCGCCGTCTGTTCTATTTAACAATATACCTGTCCCTAAATCTTTTCTTCCCCACCACCTAATATATCGACGTTCTAATGCAAGCGCCCCGATATCTGTTAGATTATTTTCTAATATAACAATGCAATGTTTATCTTTTGGTATAGAAACATTATGAGGTTGGTATATTCTACTATTCTTTCCCTTTCCTATATAGTATGGTGTGCCTGCTTTTGCTGTATTACTATCAGCTGATCTTAGATATGCATAAATGTAAAAGATAGTCGTGCATATATTTATCAAGGTGGGAACTTTCGGTCGCAGCCGTTAGGATCCACATCTTGAACAATCATAGCAATAATGTTCGGGCCGCGTCTACCGACTTGTGTGAACCATTTTGACTCCCTTAAAGATCGACCTGCAAGATTATAGTCCTTAGATTTCATACCTGCAATAAATCTTACAAATTTAGATAGCCTGCCTTTGCCCATGTTGAACGCTAAATCAGCACATGCTCTCTTTCTTCTGTCAGAAAGATCACCCCAAACATCTATTCCCAAAAGAGTTTGGGCATCTTTAATTGATGTTTGAGCATCTTGTGAGAACCAGGTACTTACCTGTTCGGTGGATATAGGCTGCGGTGGCCCGATACCTACATTACTTGGAGAAATATAAGAGGGCCAATACTTTGCCATTTCACTACCTTGTCGTATTAGATGTCCTATTCCTCCAGTCGGTAATCTTACCGAGTCTAGGTAAGAAACATATTTAACACCTTCATGAATCTTTAATTGGCATTCATACGCGGCCATATTGAAATTTTTTGTTACCACACTATCTTTTGGAGACTCTGGAGGAATTTCTTTATTATTGGCACCGGGTGTTGTATTAGGTGGTGGAGGTGCTGTAACTTCATTGCCGGCTGCGCCCGATCCTTCGTAAGTCTTATCACCTTCGTTTAATGCAGGTGTATAACCTGTCACTGATTTATATGTGAATGCTTCGTGTTCCGGGCAACTTTCATACGTAGGAAAGGTTGTAACAATAGTCTGAATAGCTTCGGCGTTTCTCTTAAACTTTGATTCCGGATCAGACCAGGTTGCCAGTATATTTATTTTGTCAACCTTTGCTTTGACTTCGGCAGGACTGACATCTGGTGCAACCGGAACACTAACCCCGGGCCCAACAACACCAGCACCCGGCCCGGGATCTACACCTAAGAAGAAACCATTTACTGAGCCAGCAAAACTTCCTGTACTTCCGAATTTAGCAGCACCTGTGCCGTCGAGTGTTCCGCGTATACTTACAGCACCAACATTTTTAATTGCACCAGCAGTTAAGTTATGAGAGGCGGCACTTTCGTTTGTTACCCCTGTAACTTTTAATTCTAAGTTTGCACCAATGGTAATATAAGAATTATTTTTAACCGTTGTATGCATATTATTTAAAGATTGCATAACAATATTACCGCCTTGCCCTGCACCCTCGCCTACAAACTTCCATAATGGAATAGTAGACGGTTTAGGTACATTATTCACATCATACGTAAATGTTGTGGTGCTTTGTACTGTATCTTTAGCAGCCTTGAGATATATGTTTTGTCCTGCTTCGATATTGACATTGCGATCGGCACGTATGTTAAAATCTCGTTGTGCTCGCATTGATATATTTGTTGCACCGAATATATCAATATTACCTCTCTGATCCATCTGCACCCATGCAGTTCCATCCCTATTGATAAGGTAAATAAATCCGTTTGTTTCGTTTATGTTTATTTGAGCGCCAGATTTTGTGGAAAGTTGAATATATTCGCTTCCCTCTGCATCGTCCATAATAAATGCCGAGCCACCCTTTCTTCTTATCTTTTCAACTTCAGCACTTTTATTAATAATCGGACCCGGTGTTAATATACCAAATACCTGACTCGGGGATTCTCGCCTTGCACTTGTGTCGGATACACCCCGATTAGGATCTGTGATAAGGCCCTGATTTCCTAATCCTTTAAACTTCGTGTCCTGATACGGCTTTGTGGCTTGATCAGGGTGTGTTACCTTGGTATCCCATTTATTATATTCTGCAACAGGTATATACTTCCCTGGATATTGATAATTAGCAGTCGATGCTGCCATACCGGGAATCATATTATTCATATACTGATTATATAAACAACCTATCCATATACCCTTTGATGGATCACCATTAATAAACATAACTAGTACCTGATTGTTTATATCAGGGGGTATCATCCACATTCCATAAGATGTTTGAGTACCATCAAAACCCTTTATGTCAGTTTTACTGGTAGTTTCGACATTTGTTGCACCAGCAAACGGTGAACAGTAATTAACAGTTATCCAACTTTGTTCTTCGTCTGGCGCAGATCCAAATTCCGGTATCCAGACCTGTAATCGGCCATTTCTTTGTACATCATCAGCCTTCTTTACAAAGCCCATAAAGACTCCAAAGAGGGAAGACGCCCTACCTAGCTGTTGAAATTTTTCATTAGCAGGTGTTTTAGTTGTTTTTGCGTTTGTATCTAAATATGCCATTATGCCCTATTATCGTTAAACGTTGGTGGTAATCCGGTTATAATGTTATTACTTGGAGAAGGCACATTTGATTTAATAGTTCCTATACCTTGTCCCGGTGATGAAGGTATAACATTATTTGGATTCACAAATCCTCTGCCAGCACCAGCGTTTGAATTAATCTTTTCTGTCTTAATTGCTGTGTCAGGGATTATTTTCTTCTTATTGAATTCTGTCACAGTTAATGGAACCGATTTTTCTTTAGCATCATCCTCGATTTGTTTTACAAAATCAATTGTTCTAATTTCCGGATCAAGAATACAGGACAATTCGTGAACAAACCTTCCCATTTCGAATTTACTGACTATATTTGTTACCTTATATACACCACTAAATGTTTCTACTTCAGAGTATGCCGAATCGCCATCGGCAACATTTGCATCTGTATTGAAAATTCGAGGTGTACGAAATCTTATAAGAATAAAATTATCAGTACCGTAGATATTTATCGAGTCGGTTTTTTCAAAGTGTGCATATTTTAGAAAATTAATAGCTTCCTCTGGGGTTTTTAATGAATTAAATAACTGGAAATTACCGTCTGTTACCGGGTGCGGTGAAAGCCAAAACGGATCACCTTTAATAACCATTCTTATTGCCTGCAAAGATCCGTCTAGGTTTGAATGCATTGCTACTGAGAATACACTTGATAGTTTTTGTAATCCGGAATTGCTATTAGCTTCGATACCAAGACCCACTTGCTGGTCGTGTACTGCTTCATAATATGCTAGGGGTCTTAGCCTTGCCTTAGCTTCATTTTGGAATGCTGAAACTAATCTATCAGTTGTTTTTGGACTAGTATCGACGTCTGAAATAAATCTTCCATCAAATATTTGAATGCCATTTTCGGTGACAGGTGTTGCTATAGATTTTGCGCGGCCTCGGGCACCAGCTAATGCTCCGTTATTATCAATACCACCGGATGATCTAATAGAGTTAATTGTTTGCATTCTATCAGCAGATTTTGCATGATCGAGAATTCTTATATATCGTTCTTTTGTTTCGATAGTTAAATCAGCAGAAGTAATCTGATTTCTTGCATCCTGCATAGCAGCAGATGCAGACGACGAATTGGCGGTTGTTGCATTATTTTGTAATGCCAGTGCAGCTCTTAGACTTTCGGTTACTTTTGCTTCGTCATTTGCATTATTTTGATTTACAACACCCTTATCTTGTGTTGCCGCCAATGTATACACGCCACCTAGTCTTGAATTTAAGACACCAAACGCTGAGTTTAAAGTCAGGTCAAACTCATATACCTGGTCATTTAATCCAGTAAAGATGTAATTATATTTTTTTCTTAAAATAGATCTACTTAGATAATTTGCAATTCTTTCTTTACTAGATATTTTTTCAGATTTTTGGCTTGCCTGTTGTGCAGGATCGGCTCCTAATACTCCTAAATCATATTTGTATATAAAATATGTAAATTCCTTTACAAAATCTGTTCTTCTTATATCAAAATCAATAGGCCTTGATTCTGTTGCTATTCTCCAAAACTTCTTCATGTTAGAAGTTTTAAAATCAGCAGAGTTTGTTGCACCACCAGGTGTTGTAGTATTATTCAAACTCATTTGATATTCACTAGTATTAGATAATAGTGCATCAATAATTTTATCTATAGAGGTTCCAACATTAAATGTGGCAGACTTATTACCAAATGTTACATAATCAGCCCAACGTGACGAATTTGTATTACTATTTGGGGGTGTTATCTTATAACCGGCAATTTCTGGATCAACAGTGAAAACATAATTATCAGGAATACTGTATGTTGCTATTAATTTATTTAATTGGTCAAAATTCATTATGTCGGCAAGTTGATTCATTGCGCTGCCGAAATCTGTTAGATTTTCTAAAACTATAACCTGTTGCAGTGATGAATTAATATTGGCTTGGGGCATATCGTTATAAGATACTGCTGTAAATTCGTATCTAGTACCTACCTCTGACACCTTTGCTTTAATATCGGTTATCTTTAAAGTCCATATCCATTTTAAATTACTAATTGCACCGGGCGACCCGTTATCCACTTCAGAGGTGTCAGAAGTTCTTCCACGAAATTCAAGTTGAAGGAAATAGGGCATAGTATGCCAGTTGTAAATACCTAGTGCGAATGATTCGTAATAAATCTTATCTAATAATCCGGCACCAGATGGTTCAACAACTTCGAATTTAAAATTTGTAGATACCCCTGCACCTGATTCAACACTAGGAGTCGGTATACTTGCAACTTCCAATTTATCAATTGTAAGATCTGAAACACCACTTTCTGCGATTATTGTTTGCTTTGAAACATCCGCAATTTTACCTGTTGTTAAATCATCTAGCGAAACTATAAAAAGTTTTAGGTGGTATGTTACAACATCATAATTATCGAGTAAATTAGGTTGAAAATTTAAATTTAGTTGAAAGTTGGGATCTTGGCCATTATTTGTATGAGGATATGCGCTAGGAGGATTTATACTTCCACGGCCAGCATTACCACCAGCTGGACCATTTTGTTTTCTTAATCGCGCTGTTTCGGCTGCCGATTGATTCTCTTTGGTTCCAGAACGGTTTAATCGCGTTGTTTCGGCTGCCGATTGATTTTCTAATTCGGACCATGCAGCAGAAGCACCTCCACCAACAAAATCGCCTCCGTTTCCGTTTAGGAAAGAAGGACCCATAAACTTTTTAGCAGTCATTATTGTTTCAATATGTTAGGTGGCACAAATATTTCAAGACCCGCCACAAAGTCTTCAATTGGGTCATTTATTAAATCAGGATTTCGCAGAGCAAATACCCACCACAATCTCGGTGTTCCGTATTGTTCCTGACTCATTAGGTCTGGTCTTTTATCAAATGCAGGAGGTATAACAACAATATTGTCGAAATCGCTTTTAGAGACATGTCTCTCTACCATGATATCTAAATACCAATCCTTTACAGGAGTTTGTAAGTATTGACTTGTATCTTTTGAATTTTGCGCCATTAAATGTATCCGTTATCAATTAAACGGCCCTTTCTAAATTCGTCAAGGTTAAATTTGTTTCTTAATTCAATAGGTGTGTATTGAGTATCTAATTCACATGTAACTGTCATGTGTGTTGGTACATATGAATATCCGTTGCTATTACCGATTGGCAATGCCACACCTATTGTTTGTGAATAATCCACTTCGTCGCCGGTGTACACAGGAACATAATCGATATTTGCCTCGTATGTGTAATCAAAAGATTTAACAATAACAGGTACATTATTGAATTGATAAAGTCCTAGATAGTTGAACAGCAATACAGGCGGCGGTGTCCCGGCTTTATTGTATGGATTAACCCCGAAGTAGGATTTCGTAACGGATCGGAAGAAGTGTATCACCGCTAATAAATACAATGCTTCGTCGTTTGTTTGTGCTGTAAATTCGGCAGAAATACTAATTGGTTTTGGATACGAACGTATGTAAGCATTATAGCCATAGTTAGAATGAATGAATGCGCTTGGATCATAATCTACAGTATTACCTGTAGAGATCGAGGGAGTATATGGAAATAGAACACCACCAGTCTGATATAACGGGAATAACAAGTTTTCTTTTTCCCGTGGACCAAGGATATCATCAGCCCTATTTAGATTTTTTGGGCTGAGCCTTGCTCTGAAATCTTGTTGTGGCATCTTATATTCTCCTTTTGCTTATTTATCCGGAAAGTAAACAAGGGTTTTTATACAGAAACCCTTGACTGAGTATCGAAATTTTGTTATACTAAGCGAAACCCTTTATGGAGAAAAATTAATGATAGATTTTGATGATGAAGATAATGAAGAGATTGTTGAAATTGTAGAGGACATGGAGCCTGAACCAGAAACGATTTCTGTCTTCCCTGCAAAGAAAATTAATTACTTAAACAATAAGGATATGTTAAAAGAAATTCATAAGAGTAAGAATACTTTTTGTGAATATACAGATCCAAAATATAGTGATTACGATGTAATAGTTGAGAAATTAGACGACATTTTTCTTCCCGAAGTACAAGAGAAGGCACAGGCGACACACGCTGCAAGGCTTGCTGCAATTGCCTACGAAAATGCATTGGAAACACGAGTTATTGTTACTAAATCAGACAAGCCTAGACTTGCAGAGTTTAAGATAAAACCAGATACTATTTCGGTTGATGATTTAGTATTTAGGGTGTTAGGCTTTGACCATATTCCACTAGCACCAGGGCGCAAAAAGAACCCTAAGTCCGAAGCCGACAACTATATGAAATTGAACTTCTTCCCGTTCAAGCATTACATCATACAAAATGGTGTAGCAGTTGAAGTTGGTAGATCGCATTCTAAGAAAGGTAAATTTAGCGTTGATCATGGTTCCATTACAAACAAACTTGCTAATATGTTTATATTAATGGTTAATAAGTATGGTCAGCGTGGTAACTGGCGTAGTTATACATACCTAGATGAAATGAAGGGACAGGCACTCTTACAATTGTCACAGATGGGATTACAGTTCGACGAATACAAGTCTGATAACCCATTCTCTTATTACACTGCTAGTGTGTCAAATAGTTTCACTAGAGTGTTTAACTTAGAAAAGAGAAGTCAAGACCTACGTGATGATTTATTAATCGATAGTGGCGCAAGCCCTAGCTTTTCAAGACAACTCGCGCTTGAAGATGAAATTAGACACTTGCGCGAGAATGCTTTACATCCATCCAAAGACGATATCTAGATTTTTGTATAAAAGTCGCCGCTAAATAAATAGTACATGATATATAAAAAAGACTATTTTGGATTTGTTTATAAATGGGATGATTTAGTAAACGGAATGAGTTACATAGGTTCCCATTACGGGCCGACCACAGGATATTATAAAGGATCGAATATTAGGTTTTTAAGAGCTATCAAAAAAAGACCTAACGATTTTATTAGAACTATATTGGAATATGTACAAATTGATGATAAAAAATCTGTACTAGATGCCGAGCAACGGTGGTTAGATTTGGTTCCTAATATAAAAGATAATAAGAATTTTTATAATCAAAAAAATGAAGCATGTGGTGGATGGTCCTTTATAACTACCGATCATATTAAACAGCGGTCGCAGACTTACCATAAGAGATTTCAAGAAAATAATCTCACAGAAGGAATGCTTACCATGAACATAGCAAGGCAAAAAACAAGAAAAGAAAGATGGAACACTGTTGGGTTTAGCCCTCAAGAAAAATCTCAGCATGAAAAATATGGATATAAATTAAAGATAATTCTGCCAGATTCTTCAGTGAAATTGTATAATTCATGTGCAGAAGCTTCGAAGTCATTGGGCATTGATGCAAGATATGGATTAGTTGTATGCAAAACAAAAGATACTTTTAAGGGGTATAGAATTATGAAAATTCAAGATCCCGTTATAGACTGTAGGAAAAAAGGAAAAAATGACCTTATTTAAAAAATGTATAGTTTTTACCGATATTCATGTTGGTTTAAGACATAATCATATAACACATTTAAACGATTGTGTAGAATATATAGATTGGCTGATAGAATCTGCCAAATTACAAGATGCTGAAACATGTATATGCATGGGTGATTTTTTTCATCATAGAAATACTATAAATTCACAATCATTAGAATATGCCATAAAGATACTAGAGAAATTAAATAATTATTTTAAAAAAACATATATTATAACCGGAAATCATGATTTGTATTTTAGGGATAGTAGAGCAATTACTTCAATGAGGTTTGCTTCTTTATTTCCTAAGATAGAATTAGTTGATACTATTATGACAAGGGGTGATGTTTCGTTTGTTCCTTGGTTAGTAGAGGATGAGTGGAAAGGGGTTGAGAACTTAGCTTCTAAATATCTTTTTGGTCATCTTGAACTTCCGGGATTTAAAATGAATGCTATGGTGGAAATGCCAGACAACGGAACATTAAACTCTAAGCACTTCCCAAATCAAACATATGTGTTTTCTGGTCACTTCCATAAGAGGCAGTCTAAGGGTAAAATTCATTACATCGGTAATACATTCGGTCATAACTTTTCCGATGTGTGGGACTTCGAACGTGGTGCAATGTTCTTAGAATGGGATAAAGAACCGGTATTCCTTGATTATACAGAAGGTCCTAGGTTTATAAACATAAATCTTTCAGCTTTACTTGAAAATCCTGAACTACACCTTAAGCCAAAAACATATCTACAAGCAGTTCTTGACTTAGATATATCGTACGAAGAAGCTGCATTCTTAAGAGAAACATTTGTCGAACAATATAAAGTTAGAGAATTCAAAATCATTCAAAATAATGAAGATGAACTAACAAAAGAGTACGACGGAGATATCACATTCCAAACAATTAACGAAATTGTCACGGAACAGATATTAAGTATAACCAGCGGATCCTTTGATCCTAAAAAACTGGTCGAAATTTACAATGGATTATAATACATGCTTCGACTTAATGGTTTAACGATAAAAAACTTTATGTCGATTGGAAATATAACTCAATCGATTAATTTCAGTAAGGATGATTTAATTTTAGTTCTTGGTGAAAATCTTGACTTAGGTGGCAATGACAATAGAAACGGCGTAGGTAAGTCCACTATCGTTAATGCCCTTAGTTATGTGCTATATGGACAAGCCTTAACAAACATTAAGAAGGATAACCTAATCAACAAAAGTAATCTGAAACACATGTTGGTAACACTAACATTTGATGTTAACGGAAAGGGTTATACAATTATCCGTGGTAGAAAACCTGGCATCTTTAAGTTTATTGAAGATGGTACAAATTCCAAAGATGGAGATGGCGACGATGACGACGCCGAAAGTGATGAATCGCAAGGCGAGGGTAGATTTACACAAGAGGAAATTATCAGAACTATCGGCATATCTCATGATATGTTCAAGCATATTCTTGCGCTTAATACTTATGTCGAGCCTTTCTTGGCTTTAAGAACAAATGATCAAAGGATGATTATTGAACAACTTCTCGGAATAACAAAACTATCCGAAAAAGCTGAGGTACTAAAGGATGAGATTAAAGAAATTAAAGACTCAATTAAGGAGGAGGAGTTTAAGATATCGGCAGCAACTGAGGCTAATAAAAGGATTGAACAGAATATCAGTCGTCTCATGGAAAAGGCTAGTGGCTGGGATAAAGAGAAAAGTAAGAAGGAGATTTCTTTAAAGGCGTCAATTGAAAAATTAATGGCGGTTGATATTGACAGGGAAATTGAATTACACAATTCTAAAAAGGACATTGAGGAATTATCAACGGAATATCGACATCTAGATAAGAGTATTTCTATCTTAGAAAAAGAAGTAGAAGAATCCTCAAAAGCCATCGTTCGATATCAAAAAATGTTAGCATCTTCTGAAACAAAAACGTGCCCGACATGCAGCCAGGAAATGGATAAAGATACTCACGAAAAAGTTCATAATGAGTATTTAGAGCAATACGAAGAGGAAAAGAGAAAGCTTGAGAAGAAATTAGTTGATAGAGATGAAATAAAAACATTAGCTGATTCGGTAAAAACAATGATACCCGAAATGCCTGTAACGTTTTATAGTACCATTGATGAAGCATACAAGCACAAGACTACCTTAGCAACACTTGCAAGCAATCTTGAAAAGGAAATGGAAAATGAAAACCCATATACTGAACAAATTGAATCATTAAGGAGAGATGGCTTACAGGAGATTGACTTTTCAACACTGAATGAACTTGTGAGGTTAAGGGATCACCAAGAGTTTCTACTTAAGTTGTTAACAAGCAAGGATAGTTTCATACGTAAGAAGATTATCGATCAAAATATTGCGTATCTAAATCATAGATTATCTCACTATTTGGTAGATATAGGCTTGCCACATACTGTGAAATTTAAGTCAGATCTTGAAGTTGACATCACAATGTATGGTAAGGAATTTGACTTTGATAATCTAAGTCGTGGTGAAAGAACTAGACTTATACTTTCATTGTCCTGGGCATTCCGTGACGTATTTGAATCTATGAATCAGAAGATTAATTTGTTGTTTATTGACGAACTAATTGACACAGGATTAGATACTAGCGGAGTCGAAGCATCACTTGCTATTCTAAAAAAGATGTGCAGGGAAAGCAAAAGAAACATCTATCTAATTTCTCATAGAGATGAATTAATCGGTAGAGTTTCTAATGTTCTAAAAGTTACAAAGGAAGGTGGGTTTACAACCATAGAATCCGCCGAATAGCAATCGAATGCTATTGCAATTCACACGATGCTCAGTTTAAACTGAGCATCGTCACGGGGATATTATGAGAATAAAAAAAGAAAAACAACCCAAAAAGAAATCTAAGAAACAACTATTCACTGAGATGGTTACAGCCGAAGGTTTCTTACCATACACCATTATTAATGGTAGAGTTGAGTGGAATCAACCATATAGATTTCCCGATAAAGAAAAATCATTTAGACCAAGATGCATCAACCCCGGATGTATTAATCCTGTTGCTAATTTTAGAGGAACAGTGGGTGAATTAAAAGGTAGGGAGATACGTACTGTATGCAGCCAGTGTCATTTATCAAGTTACGGCAAAGGTCCATTGCCTAATGGTGTAACTAGTTTTAAAAAGGATTATTGTGAAAATAATAATAGTTCTTTGGGATTTAAATGTACATCAACAATACATTATCCAGGCAATTTAGAATTAGATCATATTGATGGGAATCATTATAATAATATTCCATCAAATGTAATGACACTATGTAAAATATGTCATTCATATAAATCACACTTAAAAGGCGATCACAAAAAGTCACCTAAGGTTCTCAGGGAACAGGGTCTATCACAATTAGATATTATAGAGGATGTTGAGCTGAATACTTCTTCACCAGATCAACATTCGTTGTTTTAGACCAAAAGTCATCCTAATATAAAAACCCGCACTGTGCGGGTTTTCTTTTGGCCTACATAAATACCATATGTAGATAAATACTCTACATTGGGAGTGTATTATGGAGTATGGACATTGGGAATATCCCGGAGAATTTAAAATAGAAGATTGGTTTGGGTTTATATATCGAATAATAGAGAAAGATACTGGTAAACATTATATAGGAAAAAAACAATTTCATTCCTATATCAGAAAGCCTGTAAAAGGTAAAAAAAATAAAAAACTTGTTGTAAAAGAGAATGATTGGAAAATTTATACAAGTTCATCGACTCATGTAAATGCTCAGATAGATTTAAAAGGTAAAGATAATTTTATTTTTCTAATCGAATCATTACATAAAACTAAAGGATCCTTATTCTATGCTGAAATAGAATTGCAAGTTTCCGAAAATGTGTTAAGAGAGAAATTTAATGATGGTACAAGAAAATATTATAATGGGCAAATTGCGGGTGTAAAATTCTTACCACCCGACGAAGTGGCTGATGAGACAAGAATGAAAATTTCTAATACTTTAAAAACATTGTACTTAGATAAAGACAATCATTGGTTCAATAAAATGTCTGAAACTGATCAATTGATTTGGAAAGAAAAATACCTAACAGGGAAAAATATACCAAAATATAGAAATAAATCTGATGAGGAGATTTCAGAATTTATACAAAATAATTATATAGGCGAAAATAATGTAATGTTTGGTAAATTCAGAGAGCTACATCCAAAATATAGTTTACCTATGTCACAAGAAACAAAGGAAAAAATTTCTAAAAAATTGTCCGGAAGAGTATTGTCCGAAGAACATAAACAGAATATACGAAATGGATTAGACGATTGGTTATCCAGTGATGAATTTAATGATTTTAGACTAAGATTATCTGAACGAATGTCTGGTGCTAATAACCCTATGTTTGGAAAACCGTGTTATATAAATATGACTGATGATGAAAAATTAGCATGGAAAGAAAATATAAGTATTAGCACACGAGGTAAGAGTAAATCAGAAGAGACAAAGAGTCGCATGTCTGCTGCAAGAAAAGGTAAGAAAAAACCAACTGTTACTTGTCCACATTGTAATAAAGAAGGCGCGAGTGGTAATATGTCGCGATATCATTTCGATAATTGCAAAAATAACATTAAATAAAAGGAGAATTTATGTTCACAGAAGCATTTAATAAAGCCGTGGACCACGCAATGTTATATGAAGTGGGTGGATTCTGGAAATTAACGCCCGAAGTAGAGGCAGGATTAATTGGTACAAAAGAGCAGAGACGCGCATGTGGATATGTTAATGATCCCGACGATGCAGGTGGTGAAACAAAATTTGGTGTTGCAAAGAATGGTAATCCAGATTTAGACATAACAAATTTAACCTGGGACCAAGCAAAAGAAGTTTACTTTAAGAGATACTGGTTAACCGGCTCGTGTGATAAGTTGCCAGCAAGAATTGCTGTCTTACATTTCGATGGCTGTGTAAATCATGGGGTTGGGAGAGCAAACAAATTCTTACAAAAAGCAGCAGGTGTTACTCAAGATGGTGTAATCGGACCCAAAACTATCAGCGCAATCAGTGCATTAAACGAGTCTGATGTTTGCAAAAATATTTGCAATTCGAGAGAACATTTTTACAGAAATATTGTAGAAGACAAACCAACTCAAGTAAAATTTTTAGCAGGTTGGTTACGTAGAATTAATGAAATGCGTCAATTTGTCTGCGACCCAGGGCATCAATTTTAGAGAGATCAATATTATTGCCGTTTGTTGCTGTGTCTAGATAAAATAGTGTAACAGCAACAAACTGTTCGAGCATAATAAAATAAGATAGCGGAACTGACGCACTCCGTGAACATATAGAATCAAAGCGTATAGGTTTACACATAATAATTTCTAAACACAAAACCCAAATCTTTTTAAAGCAAAATACAAAATTAGAATTATCACATTGTTAAGGTTGACGAGCCAATTGTAATTTCGTCGGCGTGTCGTTCGGAAAGGAGCGCAACAGCCAGGTCCATTGATTGTGCAATGGCAAGTTTTAATGAAATACACCATTGTGTAAAGTAAGTAGAACGAGTTTAAATTTGTTGTGGGTATGTAAATGAAAGGTATGGCCCGCAAGCGGTGTAGTTACTGATTGAAGAGGAACTACCTATACCGCGAGGATGTTGTAGGCAAACCTACTGATTCCCCCTTACAGGCCGCGTAAATGCGTGAAGTTGACATAAGCAATCCAATACTTCAAATAATAGTCTGTTTCAATCTCTGGTGACGCTGTTAAGTCGCTTGAAAGGGTATACAAACAGTTATTATTTTTAATTTCTGTTTGTATACCCTTTCTCTGGCTCTACCGTTAAGTATTTAAAGCCCCTTAACATATTTCTCTGTATTACAACTAATACGAAAGAAGGAGAGCGAAGTTTACGAAGCGAATGCTTCTTGAAGTATTTGGTCCGAAGGACCATGTAACTGAATAACATCGTTTTTCTTATATATTCTCTTTATAAGTCTAATTATGTCACTATTTGTTTCTAAGGCTAACTCTGACTTAGATTTAAGTGCTATGCGGAAGATCTGATTTCCATAGGTCATGACTGAAATGACCCCTGTGAATTTCTGAAAATGCAAAGTAACAAAAGCATTTATTCTTAATTCTACTTTTCCTAGCAATTCATCTTCGATTTTATCACCAATGTGTTTGATGTGCTTAATCTCGCCTTTTAATATAAACACTTCACTTTCGATTTCTATCTCAGATGGAATGTTAACATAAATATGCCCGGTTGCACATGTCTCTTTACCATGAAGGACTAGGTTATCTACTAGATATGGTAAATTCTCACTAAAAAAGGGTTTCCATTTTATCGATTGAGCATCTAGCAATCGTGATAAATCATATACCCATCTATGTTTAGGGTATCTATCCCAACACTCAAAATCGTCTTTTGGGATATCTAATTCTGATATATCAATCTTTTTATGCATATTCCACCTCTTACATGTATTCCTTAGCATTAGGGTTAGAATCTTTAATTTTCTTATTGATTACTTTAATAGCTACTTCTCTATCTTCAAAACTCATACCCCACGCTGAGTTATATTCGATTCCACCATTCATATGTAAACAGATACTTAATATCTGCTCTTTCAACTCTTGTGAGTCCCTGTTATACGATTCAATAAGGTCACCTAATTGCTCAGGTGGCAGAAATATTAAGGACCTTATGAAAAATTTACTGGATTAAAATCAATCTCACTGGACCACACATGACTACACGATTCACAATGTGCATCAAATGTGCGCTTAATACCAATTCGATTAATTTCCTTAATTAAGTCTGAAATCTTATCGGCAGTTTTCTTATCTGTGTTGAACAAAAACTCTTTAATATGTTCCTTATTTGTTACATTAACATTTTTAGATTCGTCTACTACTTTTACTATAGAGTTTAGGATTAAAGAAAACGTTGTTGCAGACATTTCCTTGAACGCCTTGTCAAAAACTAGACCTCGCTCTTTGTCTGAGATCGTTGTGCTCTCTAGTGCTCTAGTAAGTTTTGTTTGTTCAAATTGTGTGTGCAAAGCAGTGAGTAAATCAGGGAATTTATGCGGTGTAACAAAAACACTAAGCCCTGTGTCTAAATTCACCACATACTCTGAATCTAAGTATTCCATATTATCCAATGCATAAGCTAAGTCGAGTTTAAATGTATTTTCAGCACCACAATTTGGGCAGTTTAATGTAGTTTCTAGAGAATCGTTAAATGTTGCATATCTAATTGCTGTAATAAGAGCATCAATATCGTTTGTTAGAAGTGCTCTTGGATTCTTTACAGCAGGAACACAACTTCTTAATACTTCAATAAGTGCTTCACCATTTAACAATGCATCCGGATTCTTTAATGCAATTTCGTCTTTTGCAGTCATTGGCAAAATTCCAATTTCACCTTTATCAGTAAATTGGACTACACTGTTATCGTAATATGAGGTGCCACTTGGTAATTTTAGGTATATTTTGAATTGCCTAAAATACTGTGCTAGCGGATTTTGTTGATTTGTGTTTTCCATAACTTTCCTTCTGAAAATATTTTGATAAATAGCTTTTAATTAGTATTTCATTTATTTATCACGGGACTTAATACCAATTTTATGGCTGATAATTCTGTATTCATTACCGGTGCCGCAAAAGGCTCGTTAGCTGAGGCGTTGAACGGCCTACCACCATGGGCAACTGAAAGCACTGCTGTAAAGATACAAGGTATATTACAGAAAAGTTTAGGTCAACAATCAAAAATCTTAGCGCAGCTTGTAAAGTCGGCCGGTGGAGTTTCTGGAAATGATCTCGGAAAAGTAAACGATGAGTTAGATAAACTTGTAAAAGGGTTTGCTGCACAAAATGTTCAACAAGGCAAGCAAAAGAAAAGAGCAAAAGAAGAAGATGATGAAAGCAAGAAGAGTTTAATTGCTGGTAGAAAATTTACTTCTTTTACCGACAGGGCAAATTTTGCATTATCAGCCTTTGGTAAGGCAGGTTCTGCCGTAACCAATATATACGATAGGTATATAACAGTTTCGGATTCTTTATCAAAGTCCGGTATTAATCTACTTGCAGGACAGGATAAGACTGTTGAAGGAATGTCGGCATTAAACAATGTTGTGAAACTTACCCGTTTAAGATTGGAAGTCCTGCAAGAAGTTGCACTAAAGTATTCAAATACCATTAATGCAGTTGGATTTACTAAGTTTGCAAAGGCATCTGCAAATGCTTCAATTGCGCTTTCAAATTTTGGTTATACAAGTAAAGAAACTGCCGAGTTAGTTGCAACTTACGCTGAATCTGAACGTGCATTTACTGATGTAAGAAATAAATCTGAAAAAGAACTAGCTGACGGTGCTACTATATTAGGTAGCCAAATGGCAAGGTTGACATTGATTACCGGACAGTCTCGCGAACAGATGCAAGAAAATATGAAATCGGTAACTGCTTCAACAAATGCTATGTTTATCTCAGCTAGATACGGCCCTGAAGCAGCGAAAAACATGTTGCTTGCAACTGCATCTCTTAAGCCTGAATTAAAGAATATGCTCGAAGATATGGCAGGCGCAGCAGCACCTGAATTATCTGAATCATTTAAACAATTGCAAGCATCTGGGCAAGGTCAATTAGCAAATCAGTTATTTAATATTTCGAAGCAAATGATGTCGGCACCCGAGGCTGGTATTAGATCCTTAGAAGAAGTTGGTAAAGGTATTATTGATAATCAACGTTCTGTATTATATCTAACCGAACAGAAAGCCGGACCTAATGCAGCGGCCGCCCAGGCCACCGCTCAGGCAATGCTTGCATTGCAGAATATGTCGACAGGTACATCAAGGGCGACTGAAAAGCAAATAAAAGACTCAATAGCTGGTACGGCAGTAAATGCTAAATTTAGAACAGAACAGGAAGCACTTAGAGCATCCATGGAGGCAGCATTTCACCCGATGCAAGCACAAGTTGAATCATTAACAACTGCATTAAAAAGTCTTAATTCTGCAATTTATGGAAGTATTGATGCTATAGGCGGAGAAACATTAAGTTGGATCGGTGCAGGTCTTATTATTGCAGGATTTGCCGGGACAGTTTTATTGGCTACTAGAGTTGCAAGCACTGTAATTAATTTCTTCAGTGGATTTCTAACACCGTTGTCGATTATAGGAAGTACATTAAGTGTATTGGCAGCAGGTGCAGCAGGGTTCGGAATCGGTACTATATTCTACAAAATATTCAGTAATTTTGACTGGTTTAACAGTATGCTCGACACGGCATTTAAGGGATTAGATAAAGTTCTATCTTTTATACCCGGGAGTACAGGTAGAGATGCAGATGCTAGGTCGGCATTAAGGGCAAAGGCCGAAGCGGCCGCTGCCGGAACTGTAACACCTAGCACTATTTCAGTGCCAAAGGCGCCAGCACCGTCTACTATACAAAGCCCGTCGGCTGTACCAGCTAATCCACAATCCACTAGGAATAGTCAAGCTGGCGCCGCCGCACCTGATCCTACTGCGCCGATTGGACCCGGGATAGAGAAGCCTGCAAAAACTTCTGACATAAATAGCTTGATAACTTTTCAGAACTCGTTGATGCAACAGTTGATTGAAGGCACCCGTACACTTATCTCAATTAATCGAGATATCCTTAAATATACAAGAAATCAAACATAAGAAGGTATTATGACCTGGAAAAAATTCTTTCGTCCCGTTAACTCTGTCTTACCCGTTCAGCAAAGAACAGTTGATAGCACATCATCATATGCTTCTATCAGTAAATATAGTAATTGGTTGCCCGAAGTTTATGCAGGTCCACCGGATCGTTTGCAGAGATACTCTGTTTACGATCAAATGAATTATGATCATGAAATTAGTGCAGCATTAGACACAATTGCTGACTTTGGTACAGAGCAGGATGAAGTTACAAAGCAACCGTTTCTTATTACATACAACGAGGATCCCACACCTACTGAAATTCAACTTTTAGAGAAATCTTTAAGCCAGTGGGTAAGAATGAATAAACTATCAAGACGCCTGTGGAAAATGTTTAGGTCAGTATTAGTATATGGTGATCAATTTTTTATTCGTGATCCTCAAACATTTGAACTTTACTGGATTGATCCTGCCAAGGTCGAAAAGGTAATTGTTAACGAAAGTGATGGAAAGAAGATTGAAAGTTATTTTGTTAAGGATATCGATCTTAATATGAAAAGTTTAGTTGCAACAAACCAACTAAACAAGATGTCTCAGCAAGCATTTGGATCCAACAGTATTGTATTTTCTCCACCGTTAGCCGGAAACATGAATTATGTTTCGGGAGGTTTTGGTAGTGCAGGATCTGCAAGTTATCAAGATGGTGGATCTACCGCAGTTGATGCAGAACATATTGTACATCTTTCACTTACAGACGGGATGAATGCAGCATGGCCATTTGGCTTAAGTATTCTTGAACAGATTTACAAAGTTTACAAGCAAAAAGAATTGTTAGAAGACGCGATTCTTATATATCGAGTACACCGTGCTCCCGAAAGACGTGTATTCTTTATTGACGTTGGTACAATGCCACCTAACAAAGCTTCGCAATACCTTGAGCGCATTAGATACGAAGTTCAACAGAAGCGTATTCCAAGCAGAACAGGTGGAGGAGCAAATGTAGTTGATTCTACGTATAATCCTATGTCTATTTTAGAAGACTATTTCTTTGCAGTTACAAGTGAAGGTCGTGGATCTAAGGTCGAAGTATTACCTGGTGGTGAAAATCTTGGCGATATCGATGACTTGCGTTATTTCAACAACAAGATGCTAAGAGCACTAGGTGTTCCTAGTTCTTATTTGCCAACCGGGCCCGAAGATGGTACCGCAGCAGTTACTGATGGTAAAGTTGGAACTGCATTTATTCAGGAATTTAGATTTGCCAAGGTAGTTACACGTTATCAACAGCAGATTATCGAACCCCTTGACGAAGAGTTTAAGTTGTTTCTTAAACATCGAGGCATAACAATCGATAACAGTTTATTCCAGTTATCATTTACACCAGCCCAATCTTTCTCTGAATACAGACAACTTGAATTAGATTCGGCTAGAATTAATACATTCACTGCATTAATGGATGTATCTTTTGTTTCTAAGAGATTTATATTAAAAACATATCTTGGTTGGACAGAAGAGCAAATGGCTGAAAATGAAAGAATGTGGAAAGAAGAAAGAAGCAGACTTACTAAGACATTTGCACCTGATCAAGGTTCCGGCGGCGCAACATCCGGATTATCTGATGTTGGAATTACAAGTTCCGGCATTGATGGTATGACACCAGACGCCGACATGGCGGATGACGGGGTAGGTGGAGACACGGGAGTTGATGCTGGAGGTACTGGAGCAACTGACACAGAAGTGGGCGGGTTTGGCGGACAATAATGAAAGCAGAAGAAATTACAGAAACATTAGATAGCAGTGTAAAGGGTGAATTAATTAGAGCAACTAATAGCTTTTTCTCTGCATCTTCTGCAATTGGTGATAGAAAAATTACATTTAATGCAACAATTTATAATCCTGAAAACAATAGTTGGGAAATAGAGTTTATTGAAAGAACACCAAAAGGTCCTACATACTCACCAACAGGTTCGGGAAATGGATTACAAGTTTTTTCGTTTGTTGTTGAATGTGTTAAAGAAGTAATTTCACGGTATCATCCTAATGAGATTGTTTTTAATTCCCATAAGGCTGATAAGGGTAGATCTAAATTATATACTCGAATGTTAGACAGGATGAATAAACTTAATGCTTTACCTGGATATTCATTTAACCCGACTACAGATATAAATTCAACAAAAAGTAGTGATGTATTTAGAATAGTTAAAGATAAATAAATATAGAAATTTAAGAGGTATTTAAAATCAAAGCCAAGGATTTACTTGTCGAATATTATGATCCAGCTGATGACGAACTGGGTGTAGCTCACATGGATGATACCCGTAGACCGAGGTTAACAATGCTTCATTTACAGAAGCTTAGAAAATCTAGAGATATGGAAAAGTACGAAACAGCACAACATATCAATTTCTTGCCTGACATGTATGGCACCACTGCTGAACCTCAAGGCGGTCTATAAAGTAGCTTTTTATTTCTCTCAGAACGATACTAAATAAATTTACTACAAAATTTTTTAAAAAATGGCTCTTTTTCGGCCATTTTCAACTACAATCCCACACTCATTGTTAAATACACAGAATCCATGCGAATGGAGAAACTAACAAGGAGATTGGGCATGTCACAAAAACAAAAGCTTGAGCAGGTTTTAGATCTTTTGCTATCAGAAGACTCGGATCGTGCATCAGAACTTCTCCACCGAATTATTGTTGAAAAAGCACGTACTATCTACGAAGATATTGTTGACGAAGAAGAAGTCGATGATGCAGCTGAAGATAAAGATGCGTTGGAAGAAAGCGACGAAGTTGGTGGCGAACCGAACAAGGATTTCACAGACGAAATCTCTACAGATAAAGAAGAAATTGATTCAGACGAAGAGTCCGACGGCGAAGCCGAAGGCGACAATGAAGGTGATGCTGAAGCATCTGCTGACGACGAAGCTGACGACGAGTTTGACGGTGACGACGAAGCCAGTGCTGGTACAACAGAAGAAAGAGTTGAAGATCTAGAATCCCAACTTGCTGAACTACGTGCTGAATTCGATGCGCTAATGGGCGAAGAAATGCAAGAACCAGAACATGCTGATATGGCTGACGAATTCGGTGGCGATATGGGCGGCGATGTTCAGCCAGTTGACGATGGTATGGATGACCAAGGTGGTGCTCCAGACTTTGGAAGCGGCGAAGAGCGTGTTGTTGGTGAAGTTGTTGCAACAATGTACGAAAAGAAGAAGAACAGCAAACTTGAAGTTGCCCCACAGGCAAAAGACAAGAAGAAAGACAAGAAGGTTGACGAAGAAACCAAGTTTCTTAACAAGACTGGCGATACCGGACAACGTGGTACAGCTAAGTTAGTTGGAACAGGTAAAGATACGCCTCTTGGTGCTGAGCAAAACAAGGCTCCGTTTACAAATGCACCTAGCAAGAAAGACTATGGTGGAGGTCCTACAAAGATCGGTAGCGGAACAGGTGGCGAATATGGCAAATACAACGGTGACTCTGCTGCAAGCAAGACACCAACAGATAATGTTAATGTAAAGCCAAAGAGTTCATCTATCAAAGCTGACACAACCGCTAAGTACACTGGTGGTAAGGCAGCTGGGGAAGGATTTACTAAGTCTCCATTGACAAAGAAACCATCTTAAGGATAAACAAAAACCATGGCAAATAAACTGTACGAGTATCTATCATTTGATAGAGCACACGTCCAACTTCTAGAAGAAGATAACAAAGTCGGTGGTAAAGATCTTTGCATGAAAGGGATCTTTATTCAAGGTGACGTAAGAAACCAAAACCAACGAGTTTATCCTGTTCGCGAAATTGCTAAGGCCGTTCAGTCTATCACTGAGAAATTAAGTACAGGTCAATCAGTTATGGGAGAGCTCGACCATCCAGAAGAGCTTTCTATTAACCTTGACCGCGTTAGTCACCTTATCACAGAAATGTGGATGGAAGGTGCAGATGGATACGGTAAGTTGAAAATAGTGCCAACACCGATGGGTAACATTATTAAAACATTGTTGCTATCGGGTGCAAAGTTGGGGGTTTCATCCCGTGGTTCCGGTAATGTTAGTGATGATGGTTCAGTTTCCGAATTTGAAATTGTTACTGTCGACATCGTTGCACAGCCAAGTGCTCCAAATGCATTTCCGAGAACAATATACGAAAGTCTTTTTAACATGAAGGGTGGTTCGAGGGTAATTACAACCGCAAGGGAAGCATTAACTGAAGCCGCTGCACAAAAACAGCTTGTTAAAGACATTCACAGATTCATTCAAGAGTTAAAAATTTAGGAGAACTCAAGATATGGCAAGAAAAATTGAAGAAATCTTGAGTGAAAGCGTTGGATTATCCGAAGAAGCCAGAACTCAGATTGCTGGGTTATGGGAAGCAAAGATTACCGAAGCTCGTGAAGAAGTTGCTGCAACACTCCGTGAGGAATTTGCACGTAAGTTTGAACACGACAAGGGAGTTCTTGTTGAGTCAATGGATCGTTTCTTAACTGACAAGGTTCGCGCTGAACTCGAGGAATTCGCTGACGATAAGAAAAAACTTATCGCCGAACGTGTTGCTTACAAGAGCAAACTCGTTGAACACACAGGAATGTTGAATAAATTTATCACTGAATCTGTAGCTAAAGAAATGAAAGAGTTTCATGCTGAGAAGAAGGCTATGAAGGAAAATTTTGCTAAATTAGAAAATTTCTTGTTGAAGCAACTTGCCGAAGAAATTCGTGAGTTCCGCGCTGATAAGAAGTCTCTTGTAGAGCAGAAAGTCAAGATGGTCACAGAAGGCAAACAAAAGTTACAGGAAACAAAGGCACAATTTATTAAACGCGCCGCTCAGATTATCGAGTCTAATATTGAAAAGACTCTACGTATGGAGATCACACAATTCAAGGATGATATTCGTATTGCCCGCGAGAATGATTTCGGTCGTAAGATTTTTGAAAGCGTAGCAGCTGAATTTATGACTTCGCATTTAAACGAAGGCACAGAAATCAGAAAAATGCAAAAAGTATTGGAATCAAAGTCTAACGAAATTGCCCAACTTAAAGACCAAGTCGTTAAGAGCAAGCGTATCGTTGAAAGCATTGATACAAAACTAAAGGCATCACAGGACCTAATGGAAAGACAAAAGGTCATGAATGAATTACTCGGCCCATTGTCGAAAGACAAGAGAGGGGTAATGATTGAATTGCTTGAATCGGTTCAGACAAAGAATTTGCAAAGTGCATACAACAAGTATCTGCCGAGCGTTCTAAATGAAGCCCAAATTCGTAAACCTGAAGCTGCAAAGACTCAGTTGAATGAAGCAACATTGTCGGCCAAAACAGGTGACAGAGCGAGGGTCGCTCAAAGTGAAATAGATGATGAATCTAGATCAGAAATTAACAGAATCTTAGCCCTAGCTGGCAGAAAGTAATTAGGAGAAAGTATAATGGCAACAAAGCTATTTGAATCAAACTGGGGCGCAACTAAAGAAGCCCTTTTAGAAGGACTTTCGGGAACCCGTCGTCAATCCATGGACGTTGTGTTTGAAAACACTCGTAGATACTTGGCTGAATCGGCTACCGCAGGTGCCACACAAGCAGGTAACATTGCAGTTCTTAACAAGGTAATGTTACCGTTAATCCGTCGTGTTATGCCGACAGTTATTGCGAACGAAATCATGGGTGTTCAGCCTATGACCGGTCCAGTCGGACAGATTCACACATTGCGCGTTCGTTACGCAAACACAGCCGCTGGTGTTACAGCTGGTACAGAAGCATTGGGACCGTTCGATATTGCTAAGGCATATTCTGGTAACGAAAATGCAGCTGATCCTGCTGCTGCTTCTACAGCACGTCTTGAAGGTGTACCTGGTAACAAGATGAGCATCCAGATCTTGAAAGAAACCGTCGAAGCTAAGACACGTAAGTTGTCCGCTCGTTGGACTTTCGAAGCTGCACAAGATGCTAACGCTATCCATGGTATCGATATCGAAGCTGAAATCATGCAAGCTCTTGCACAAGAAATCACAGTTGAAATCGACCAAGAAATGTTGTTTAAGCTTGGTGCTCTAGTACCAGTTGCCCCAACAACATTCGATCAAGCTGCTGTTTCTGGTACAGCTACATACGTTGGTGACGAAATGGCTGCTCTTGCAGTTATGATCAACCAGCAAGCTAACTTGATCGCTGCACGTACACGTCGTGGTGCTGCTAACTGGGCAGTTGTTTCGCCAACAGCGTTGACAATTCTTCAGTCTGCAACAACATCTTCGTTTGCTCGCACAACAGAAGGCACATTTGAAGCACCTACAAACACAAAGTTTGTTGGTACACTAAATAGCACAATGCGTGTTTATGTTAACCAATATGCAAGCGATGCAGATCCTGTTCTTTTAGGCTATAAAGGCCCGACCGAAACAGATGCAGCAGCTTACTACTGCCCGTACATTCCGTTGATGAGCGTTGGTCCAGTTATGGATCCACAGACTTTCGAGCCTGTGGTCAGCTTTATGACACGTTATGGGTATTTGGAACTTACAAATACAGCTAACAGCTTCGGTAACGCAGCTGACTACTTGTCTAAAGTGGGTATCAACAGCACCACACTGAAATTCTATTAATTTACGTGCCATAATGGCACTAGTGTAGAATTAAAACCCGCTTCGGCGGGTTTTCTTTTGACGAAATTTTATTATATTGGTAAATACAATATCAAGCTCAAAAGTCTCAGGAACAACATGGATAATATACAACAATTAATTTTAGACACATATAATGAAAAACCACGGCATTTTACGCAAATACTAAAAAGAAATAAAAATGTTATAATTTATTTAGAAACTTATTGTTCGCACATTTCTAATTTTCTTGAACAATTATATTTTGCAGTATATAGATTACCTAATATTTGTATAAATGGTAATATTATGCCATTGAAAACTTTCAATGGCTATACTTTCTGTGGAAAAACAGGGGTTTGCGAATGCGCTAGATCATCGGTGAGTAAAAATGTGTCAAAATCTAAAGGCGGCTATACTTTAGAACAAATTTCCGAAATTAATAATAAAAGAAAAGTTACGATATTAGAAAAATATGGCGTAATTAACAATGGACAAACTGCTACAGCAAAAGAAGCACATGCAGCACTATACGCAGATGATAAGAAAGTTAAGATAATATTAGATCAGATAAAGAACACAAAATTAGAAAATTACGGTGATGAGAATTATAATAATAGGAAAAAATACGAAACTACTTGTTTAAAAAAATACGGTGTAAGAAATACATGGTCACTTAGGGAAGATAAACAAAATCCAGCCCTTGACATATTAAGAGACAAAGACTTACTAACTGATATTTTTCCAAAAATGAGTGTTGCGGAAATTGCTAATGAATATAAACTTCATCAGCAAACAATATACTGGTATCTAAATATGCATGGATTACGAGAACCATATAAATCCACATTCGAACAAGAAATTGTACACTATTTGAATACACTAGGTATCACTAATATTCAGTGTAATAAAAGAACAATTATAGGAAAAGAGTTAGATATTTTCTTGCCTGATTTTAATTTAGCCATAGAGTACAACGGTGTTTATTGGCATCACGATAAGATTCAACATATTACTAAAAGTTATCATAGAGATAAATTTATTGAATGTGAAAAGAAGGGTATAGAATTATTTACAATTTTTAGTGACTCGTGGGAATCTAAAAAAGATATTTGGAAGCAAAAAATAAAATCTAAATTAAATTTAAATAGAATCAAAATATATGCAAGAAAGACAGAAATTGTCAAATTAGAGTCTGCTGAAACACGAGCCATACTTGATGCTAACCATGTTCAGGGGTATACAACAGCACAGTATTGCTATGGATTAAAATTTAAAAATGAAATTGTTGCTGTAATGACATTTTCACATAAAAGAGCCGGTATAGGGAAAGATCGCGGAGATAGCAGCTTTGAATTAGTAAGGTATGTAACATCCACAACAGTAATAGGTGGTGCTTCTAAATTGTTAAAACACTTTATAGCTAAACATACACCAAGTTTAATATATTCCTATTCAGATAATCAGTACAGTACGGGAAAATTGTATAATACTATTGGCTTTACTTTAGAAAACGATAATAAATCCGGATATAAATATTACAATACTATTGAAAAGAAAATGTATCATAGGTATAAATTTGCTAAACACAGGCTAATAGCAGATGGATTTGATGCATCTAAGACTGAATTTGAGATAATGGATGACAGAGAATATCTTAGAATTTGGGATTGTGGATCAAGGACTTGGGTTTTAAACTGCGCCTAAATGTTAGTATTAATCTTTTCTGATAAATATACAATTGGCAGATAAGTATTAATATAATTAGAAGGTTAAGGAATCACATGTCTTACACAATTTATAAAGCAGATGGAACACCAGTAGTAATACCAGACAACGTTGTTGATGTGGCATTCTATAATCCAACAGGTGGCTCAGGTGGTAGGGGATTAGGAACTCAATTAGCCGGTCGTTATATAAGAAACTATGGCGCATTAACAGCACAAAATTTCTTGCAATTAACTGAAAATTTTGCTAGTGATTCTGTACCGGCAGATGAAACATCATTGCAAGGGCAACTTTGGTTTAATAAGATTTCCCCGTCTGGTGGTAATCTATATATAAAAACATCTACTACTTCTACAGGTATAGGAAATTGGCAATTAATTGGTGCAGGTGGTACAGTAACGTCAGTCGATGCTGCCGGAACACAAGGTGTTACAATCGCAGGAAATCCTATTACCACATCGGGTACCATATCAGTCGGCTTAGGTAATATTACACCAACAAGTATTTCAACATCAGGTGCCCTTACATTATCCGGCTCACAACAGATTTTTGGAGCACAGTGGAATGCAACTCAATCTACATCTGCTAGATTACAAAACACCACAGCTAATACAAATACATTGGTACCATTATCGCCTAGTGGCACAGCAACTGAATCCGGTTTAGTGGTTTATAACGCATCGACGTATACAAATGCATCTTTTGGATCACTATATTGTAATGCAACCGAGACAGGTATATTATCGGGGAAAAACGGTACAGGGACTGCTATACCTTTGATTATATATAGCCAAGGATTACGTGGTATTACAGTCGACACTTCTGCTAATATTGTAATGGGTGGCGTGGGACAATTAGCAACAACAGCAACCAGCAGATTTTTGTATATAACTAGTATGGCGGGTACCCCGACAGGAACTCCTGTAACACCTGTCGGCTATACAGCTAAGGTTCCCGTTACTGCTGATACCACTAATAACAAGTTATATTTTAATTCAAATGGGGCCTGGAGAAATACAAACACACCTGATTATGAAGAAGTGGTAGCAACAGCATCGCAGACTGTATTCAATCTATCAATAAGAACTGTAGCGAAATCTGGGACAAAATCTTTCTTGCAAGTGTTTGTTAATGGTGTATTTAAACAGGAAGGTGCCTCGAAAGATTATCAAGTAACAGGTCCGTCACAAATAACATTTAATGCCGGCGTATCGCTTAGTGCAAATGTAGTTATATACGGCTACGCATAACCAATTAATCTTTTCTGATAAATATAGAAAAGATAAAGGAATATAATGGCATATTTTACGCAATTTAGTGGTAACGCAATCACCGGCAATCGAGCCCCGGCTACAATCGATTTTACTGATGAGTCCTTTACTTCGCCGTTAACTGCAACTCCGGTTGGATGGTCATGGAATTTTGGTGACGGATCACCATTATCAACCGTGCAAAATCCAACACATGTTTATGCTACAGGTGGATCTTATAATGTAGTATTAACTGTAACATGGTCTGATGCCCATGTTAGTTCGTCGGTATCACCTAATATATTTAATGTGTTTGATGCACCGACAAATTTAAATAGAGTAGAAGTTACATCTGGAAATACTATGTTTAGAAACATTGATCCAAGGGCATCAACTCTTGTATATGTTAATGGAACAGTTGATGTTAAAGAACTTCATGGGGAAGATAATTTAAGCATAACATCTGGTTTTACACCCGAATATGGTGCTAATATTTCTATTGATGCAGGATCTTCATCTAGTCTCACAGCCGGGCAAGGAGGAAATATAGGGCTTACAGGTGGTAGTGGTTTTTCAG